CTCGACCGGATCGAAGTCGACGACGCCTACCAGCGGGTCCGTTCCGAAGTCGCCTCGCTGGGTGGGTTCATGCCCCACGCCCCCGGCCAATGATCGTCGTCGCCACCACCCTCACCGGCTTTGCGATGGACTCCCCTGACACGTGGGCGTCGTGGCTCATCAACGCAGACGCCATCCGTGCCAGTCACCCCGACGTCGTCTACTTCGCAGCCATCGAAACCGACGCCCGCGGGGTCGAACCGTTCGCCCCGCTCCTCGGCCCGATAGACGAACATTGGGCGTTCAGCCTTGACGACGGCCGCACCGAAGTCACCACCGCCAACCGGCTCCGACACATCACCGTCGGCCAGAACTTGGCGACCGACTACGCCCTCTCCCACCCGGACTGCACCCACCTCCTGTTCCTCGCCGCCGACTTGGAACCACCCGCCGACTGCCTCCCGAAGCTGCTCGAAGTCGACCACCCGATCGTCGGGGGGCACGTCCCCACCTACTGCCTCACCGGCCCGTCCGCGAACGCTCGCACCATGGACCCCTCGGACCCCATCATCTGGCCGGAGGAACCACCGCTGGCGTTCCCCGAAGCGTTCGACGTCCGGGTCCACATGGCTTCGGCGGCGTTCATCCTGATCCGCCGCGACCTCCTCCGCTTCGTCCGCTGGCGCTGGGATTTGGACGCCGGCATGTCCGACGACCCGTGCCTGCATTACGACGCCAAGACCTTCCACGGCGTCGAAACGCTGGTCCGCCATGACTGCGTCGGCCGGCATCACCCCGAGTCCATCCCGGCGATCGAGCAGCGGGGCTACGACCTCACCGTCCACCGCAACGCCCCCGGATCGGAACCGGACGTGCCGTGGGTCGACCACCACGCCGAAGGGCGGACGTACGTCGCAGAGCGCATAGTCCATCCGAACCCATGATCCAACGCCTCCGCCCTCTCCCCGACCTCAAGACCATGTACCCCGTCCCCCACGACGGGGCCGGCCACGCCGGACGGATCGCCGAAACCATCGCGTTCGGCCAGCTCCACATCGCCCCCGACGCCATGATCGTCGACCTGTCCACCGGCACCGGCGAGATCCCCCGCGGCATCTGCCCTGCCGGCCAGCTGGTGCTGGGCGACTACGCCCCCGGCTACGAGTTCACCGGCCCGATCGACGAAACCGCCCTGGACGTCGCCGGGGCGGACGCCTGGGTGCTGTGCGAAACGTTGGAGCATTTGGAGGACCCGGGCCACGTCCTCAAGATCATCCGGCCCCGGACGGTGATGCTGCTGCTGTCCACCCCCGTCGGGTGTTTCGACGACTCCAACCCGGAGCACTGCTGGGCGTGGGACCGGGAAGGCGTAGAAGGGCTCTGTACGGCCGCTGGTTGGACGGTGAGCGAATACGTGGAGCTACCTGGCATCCCGTACACCTACGGCGTCTGGCTGCTCATATGACCAAACCGACCTGTCTGTTGACCGGCGACGCCGGGTTCGTGGGCCGCCACTTCCTCGAGCGTCTCAAAGCCGACGGGTGGGACATCGAAGGCTGCGACATCCGTAGGGGGATGACCGAGGACTGCCGCCGGGTGTTCGAGGGCTCCACCCATTACGACCTGGTCGTCCACTGCGCCGCGATCGTCGGTGGCCGGGCGAAGATCGAAGGCGCGCCGATGGCCGTCGCCGACAACCTGTCGATCGACGCCGGCCTGTGGCAGTGGGCGCTCCGCACCCGGCCGGGGCGGGTCGTCTACTTCTCATCCTCGGCCGCGTACCCGGTCGTCCTGCAAACGGGGTCGACGCCCTGGACCCTGGCGGAAGAGGACATGCACATCGCCGACGGGATACGCCAACCCGACCAGACCTACGGCCTCGCCAAACTCGTCGGCGAGATCCAAGCGTCGCTGGTCCGGGAAGAGGGGGTGCCGGTCACTGTGATCCGCCCGTTCTCCGGGTACGGGACCGATCAGCCGACCGACTACCCGTTCCCCGGATTCATCGACCGTGCGTTAGCCAAGACCGACCCGTTCACCGTATGGGGCGACGGGCAGCAGGTACGGGACTGGGTCCACATCGACGACATCGTGGAACTGACGATGGCGTGTGTGGAGGCGGGGGTAGACGGCCCGGTCAACGCCTGCACCGGCCGGCCCACCTCGTTCGACGAACTGGCGACGATCGTCTGCCGGGAAGCCGGGTACATGCCGGACCTGCATCACGTCCTCGACGCCCCGTCCGGGGTCCAGTATCGGGTCGGTTCGCCGGCCGTGATGAACACGATCCATACGCCTGCCGTGTCCCTCGAGGAAGGGGTGCGGCGGGCGATGACCGAGAGGTGACCCGTGCCGACATCATCCGCCAGGCGTTCGAGTCCTATCACCGCGGTCAGATCAGCCTGGCGGCGCTGGTTCGGGCGGTCGTCCAGTGGCGGCCGAAAGGTTGAGTGCGCCGAATGCGGGCAGGAGTTGGACGTGGCCGAAGCGGTCATCATCTACGGCAGCCCCAGCTTCGACCGTGACGCCGGCGCGGTCACCGTCGCCGAGTTCCATAGAGGGTGCTTGACCGACCTGACGCCGGACAGGTAGCTTTCACCCAGCAAGTCGGGCTCGGATAGACCCCGGTCTTGGAACCTTTGTTCCGACCGCCCCAGGAGGGCCTATCCGCCATGTCGATCATCGACCGCCCCACTTCATCCGAGCTCCGCGAGAAGCTCATCGGCCTCGCCACCGATCTCAGCGAGATGCGCGCCACCCCCGAGGGTGACCGCAGCGAGAACTTCAACGCCGACCTCCGCACCCGGGCGCTGCAGCTGAACGCCGCCGACGCCGAGTTCGACGCCACCCGCGCCGCCGAGGCGCACGAGATGCAGCAGATGGCGTGGGATCACGCCGTCGCCAACCCCGCCCCCGAGTCCCGCGGCCCGTCCGTGGCGTTCTCCGGCACCGGCCCGTCGCCGCGCCGTTCGCTCGGCTCGAGGTTCGTGGACTCCGACGAGTACCGCGAGTGGTCCGAGTCCGGTGGCGGCGACAACGGCCTGCCGACCCGGGACATGCCCCGCGTCGAAGTCCGGGCCCTGATCGACTCGGACACGACCACCGATGTCGACGGCAACGCCGGCATGCTCCTCCCGCAGGGTCAGCCGATCATGCCGGTCCCCCGGCAGATGAAGCTGACCGTCCGGGATCTCATCCCGTCCACCACCACGACGCTCTCGAACATCAACTACGTCCGGGAGTTCACGCCGGTCACCGACGAGACGGGCGCTAGCTCGGTCGCTGAGGGTGTCGCCAAGCCCGAAGTGATCATGGAGTGGTCCGACCAGGACGCCCCTGTCCGCAAGATCGCGGCGTGGGTGCCGGCGACCACCGAGATCCTGGCCGACGCCCCCACCCTCCGCGGGTACATCGACAACCGGCTCCGGTACATGCTGCAGCTGCGGGAGCAGGACGAGATCCTCCGTGGCAACGGGGTCGCCCCCGACCTGCGGGGCATCCTCAACACCACCGGCATCCAGACCCGGGCGGCGGTCAACAACGACGTTCCCGCCACGGTCGCCTTGGCGATCTCCCTCGTGGAGCTCGCCGACGGCGAGGCGAACGGGATGGTGATGAACCCGGGGGACTTCTGGTCCCAGGTCGCGGAGCGCAGGTCGACGAACTTCGACGGTCAGGCGTACCCCACCACGGGCTCGCCGACCGCCGCGCCGATCTCCGGCCTGTGGGGCATCCCCGTGGTCCGTACCCGGGCGATGGCGACCCTCACGTCGATCGTCGCCGACTGGACGGGGGCGATGATCTTCGACCGGCAGGGTGTGACGATCCGCCAGTCCGACAGCCACGACACCTACTTCATCTTGAACAAGGTGGCGATCCTGGCCGAGGAGCGGCTGGCTCTCGCGGTGTTCCGCCCGGACTTCTTCGTCTCCACCACCCTGGACATCACCGCCTAGTGGCTGAGTGCCCGGTCTGCGGGGGGGACGACTGTCGTCCCATCCCGCAGATCGGGCGTCTCGCCCGCTGGCAAGGCGGCCCGGGTCTGGAACATTCGGACCCGGATACCGAAGTCGAGGCTTACCAACCGAAGCGGCGTAGGAAGAAGGAGGAGAGGAAGGTCTGATGCTCGTCACCGTCGACCGGTACCGGACCATCACCTCCGACGATTCCTCCGCATCCGGCGACGTGACGGATGCCCTGACGGACGCCCAGCTCCTCCTCGAGGAACGCCTGGGTCGTCCGTTGGAGCAGGACGAACGCACCGAACGGGCCCGCATGTTCCAAGAACGCCGGGGGATCGCCGTCTACCCGAAAGCCATCCCGCTCATCTCGGCCACCGACCCGGCCGGCGCGTCGGTTGAAGGGTCGGCGTTCGTTGGGGGCGACCCTTTGGGGTGGGCGGACTGGTCCGACGGGTTCCGCGACATCACCTACGTAGGCGGCTACGACCCTCTAGAGACCGACCCGAACGAACCGGACTTCCTGCCGAGGACGTTGGAGCGGGCGATCGCTTGGGCCGCCTATGCGGACGTGAACCAGTCGTCGCTGACGGCCTCCATTCCTTCCGGGGTCACGTCAGCGCGTGTGGGGGACGTGGCCTTGACCTGGCCTGGGGGTGGCTTCTCTCCCGGAACGTCGGGGGAGGTCACGTTCTCCGCTTCCGTCGTCCGTAGGTACCGACGTAGACGGGATCTGGTCGCATGATCCCCATTGCGATCACCACCGTCCAGATCGACTCGCAGTCCGAGCCGGAGCCGGGCGAAGGGATCACCCTCGCCACCCGCGCCACCGGCGTCCGGGCTGTCATCTCGACCCCCACCGGTTCGGAGATCCCCGGGCCCGGTGGGGGTGCGGAACGGATCGACGCCGTCCTCATCTGCGACCCGGTCACCTCGATGACCCACACCGACAAGGTGTACGCGCCGACCGGCGAGGAGTACGAGGTGGCGTGGGTCACCCAACGGCAAGGGCTCGGGCTGGACCACACCGCCGCCGGTTTGGTTATCAAGACGGGGAGGACGCCCGGTGGCTAGCGGAACCTCAGCAGGACGGGCGCAAGGCCGAGCAGACGCCGCCTCCTTCGGTAGCGGGTTCTCGTTCGTCATGGACGCTGCCGCCGTGCAGCGGCTTCTCACCTCCCCGCAAGGGCCGGTCGGAAAGGAAATGATCCGACGCTCCTTGAAGGTTCACCGAGCGGCCGTGAGGCTCTGTGCGGTCGACACCGGCCGCCTGCGTGCGTCCATCACCTGGCGGCTCGGGAAGGACGCACGGGGCCTCCTGGGCATCGTGGGGACGAACGTGGAGTACGCCCCCTATCTGGAGTTCGGGACCCGGTACATGGCGGCCCAGCCGTTCCTCCGACCAGCGTTGGCGAGCGCGTGAGCACCGTCGCCGGACCGAGGGCCGCCGTCCTGGCCCCGCTGCGCGATTGGATGCGCGGCCTGTCCACCTCGGCCGGCTCCCGTGTGTACGCCCACGGCCTGCCGCAGTCCCCGACGTTCCCGGCCGTGTCGCTCTCCAAAGTCGGCCTCACCCCGGATGGGACGGTCACCGAGCAGACGCTCATCCAAGCCGACTGCTGGGCCGCCCGCGGCCAGGCGTCGGACGCCGAGGAGTTGGCCGCCGAAGTCAAGAACGCCCTCGAACAGGCCGTGCCCGGAACCCTCCTGGGTTCATCGACGGTGCGGATCATGGGCGCACGAATCGAGGGAGAGGTAGCTCTCCCCGACCCAGATGACGGGACCCCCCGTTATGTGGTGACCGCAACAGTCGCGACGAAGGTCGCGGCGTAACCCCAGGAGGCAACAGTGCCGCCGACAGCAACGAAGTCAACCGCCGAAGTCGCGGTGGACGTAGGGATCCTCTACGCCGCCCCGATCGGCACCACCGAACCCACCGGAGCGTCGTCCGTGCTGGACACGGCGTGGCGTGAGGTCGGCTACACCGAGGACGGAACCAAGTTCACGACCGAGGTCGACGCGCAGGAAGTCGTGGTGGAGGAGCTGCTGGACCCGGTCCGGTACGTCAACGTGAAGCGGACGTCGAAGCTGGCGTTCGTCATGGCGCAGTCCTCGGCCAGGAACCTGCTGCTCGCGTTGAACCAGGGCGCGGCCGGCACCGCGGTCGGGGCTCAGTCGATTCAGCCGGTCATCTCCGCGTCGGAGGTGCGGGTCATGCTGCTCTGGCAGTCCGAAGCGTCAGGCGCTAGCCAGTCGCGGCTGATCGCCCGGCAGTGCTACAACGTCGGCAACCTCGAGATCACCCTGCAGCAGGCACCCGACAAGCACAAGATCCCCGTCGAGTTCCAGTTGGAGAAGCCGACCAGCCTCGAGGCGTTCACGTTCTACCCCAACAACTCTGGGATCTTCTAGCCGTGCCGCATCGTGACTTCGATGCGGCCCGAGCGGAACGGGAACGGAAGATCGACCCGGTCACCTTCACGCTCGGAGGTGAGGACTTCACCTGTGTCCTCGCGCCGTCGGTCGGCGACGCGTTCGACCTGGCCGACGCGCCGGAGCCGGAGACGTCGCTGATCGGGTCGGTGCGAGCGATCGTCGCCTTCGTGGACAAGATCCTCGTACCCGACGACCGGGAACGGTTCACGACCCTGATCCGCAAGGTCGACACGCCGCACGGGCCGATCAACTCCTACGACCTCGTCGAGTTGGGGACGTGGCTGGGTGAGGAGTACGCCGGCCGCCCTACCGAGCCGTCCACCGAACCATCTGGTGGGCGGGAGAGAACTGGGGAACCCTCGAGCTCGGATTCGCTGAACGGTTCGGAGCCAGCCTCGCCGACTGCGGGTTGAGGATGGGCTGCAACTGGATCGCCGGCCGGATGATGGAAGCCAACGCCCCCGAAGACGTCGACGCCTGGCTGGAGGGCCGGGAGTTGCCGTCCAAGATCGCGGAGCAGAAGAACCGAATCGACATCCTCCTGTCGGCGGGAGGTGAGATGCGGTAATGCAGGTCGGAGAGGCGTTCGTAGCGGTCAGGCCGGACACGTCCCAGTTCGGGCCCGAGCTCCAACGCGGGGTCGAAACCTCCGGCCGGCAGGCGGCGTCCGGGCTGTCCCAGGCACTCACCGCGGGGATCGCGGTGGCCGGGTTCTCGAAGCTGATCGGCTCCGCGAGCGATCTGAACGAGTCGATGAACAAGACCCGGGCGACGTTCGGTGACGCGTCCTCATCCGTCGAGGCGTTCGCCTCCACCAGCGCCGACAGTTTCGGCATCTCCGAAGCGGCCGCCCTGGATCTGGCCGGCGGGTTGGGGGCCATGCTCATCCCGTTGGGCACCAGCCAAGAAGAAGCGGCGGACATGTCGACCCGGCTCCTCGAGCTGGCGGCGGACATGGGGTCGTTCAACAACCAGGACCCGACCGACATGCTCGATCGGTTGCGGTCCGGGCTGGCCGGTGAGGCGGAACCGCTCCGACAGTTCGGGGTGACCCTCTCCGAAGCCCGGGTGCAGCAGTTCGCGTGGCAGAACGGGATCGCCGAATCGGGTACGGCGCTGACCGAACAGCAGAAGATAATGGCCCGGTACGGGCTGATCCTCGAGGACACCGCCGTACAGCAAGGCGACTTCACCAACACCGCCGACGAGGCAGCGAACGCCCAACGCCGTGCGGCAGCGACCGCGGAGGATTCGGCGGCGTCTATCGGGTCGAACTTCCTGCCCGTCTACAAGCAGGCCCTCGCCGCGGTGAACGCTCTCGCCGGGGCCTTCGGGGCGCTCCCCGGGCCGTTGCAGTCCGCTGGTGTGCTGCTCTTGGGATTCGCCGCGTTCAAGGGCCCGCTGACCGGGATGTTCTCCGCGGTCAGCGCCGGGGTGAAGGGGATGGCCGAGAACTTCAAGGCCGCCGGGGGCGGCGTGAGGGGACTCGGCTCCGCCCTGTCGGCGGGGACGATCATCGGGGGGATAGCGGTCGTCGGGTTGGGGCTTATCACGCAGGCGATGGCGAAGCAGGCGCAGACCGCCGAGGAAACCAAGAACCGGGTGAAGGGTCTGGCCGACGCGTATACCGAAGGGGGGATCGCCGCCGCCGGTCAGACGTTCCTGTCCCAAATCACCGACGACGCCCCCGAAGTCCTCGACGCCCTCGACACTCTCGACGGCGGTATCGGCCAGTTCGTCACCGACGTCGGCGCAGGCGGTGACACCGCCGCTGACGCGATCGCCAATCTCGGTGCGGCGATCGCCGGGGTGCCGCTGGACACCTGGGAAGACTTCATGGCCGGCACCGGCGGGTTCATCCCCGGCGACCAGCAGACCAGAATCCTCGAGGCGCAGCACGCCCTCAACTTGTTCGTCGACCCGCTGACCCAGGCTGCCACGGCGTCGACGGAACTGGCGGGCCGGCAGGAAGAAGTCGCCGAGGCGACAGGCACCGCCTCCGACTCCCTCGACGACCAAGTCACGGCGCTCCAAGAAGTGGCCGACAGCGCCGACGAAGCCCGGGACAAATTGGACGCCCTGTTCGGGGTCCAGAAATCGTTGGACGAAGCGAACACCGCCGTCCAAGCGACCGCGGATGACCTGTCCCGGTCGTTGCGGGAGAACGGCCACTCTTTCAACGAGAACACCCAACGCGGCCGGGACAACGCCGCCGCCGCACGAGCGAACGCCGAAGCCATTGTCGACTCGACCATTGCATTCCGGGCCAACAACCACTCGGTACAAGAATCGGCGGCCCGTCACCGGTTCCTCGTCAGCGGGCTCCGCGACACCCTCCGAGCGGCCGGCCTGACGAAAGGCGAGATCGAACGACTCATCGGCTCCTACGCCCGGGTCCCACGCAGGCTCCTGTCCCAGATCTCGCAGATCGGCGCTGACGCCGTCATCTCCGATCTGCAACGCATCTACATCGAAGCCCAACGCGCCGCGGATGCGGTCCGCCAGATCGGCGGTTCCCTCGCCGGAGGTGGGACGTACGGCGGGCCGAGAGCAGCGGGCGGGCCGGTCGAGTCGGGCGGGATGTATCTCGTCGGCGAACGCGGCCCGGAACTGTTCATGCCCGGCAACGCGGGGACGATCGTTCCCACCGCCACCGCAGGCACCCCGGTTGGGCATGGCGGCGGGGAACTGCATTTGCATTTCGGGGACGTGTACGGCGACCCCGAAGCGTTCGCCCGATCCATCGCCCCGATGGTGGGCCGTGAACTCGCAGCGATCGACAGGGGAATCTGATGGCCTGCACCCTCGGCCGAGCGGTCCTGCCCTCCCCGGATTCGATCCGGCAGGAAGGCGGCGGCAAGCTCCGCATCGGCCACAGCGGCTACCCGTTCGCAGGGGACGAAGGGCTGGTGATGGCGCAGCAGTTGTTGGGCTATCCCAACCCCGATGAGGAGGTCGTCTTCTTCACCTACGACGCCACCGCCGCGAACCAGATGCTCGACGGCGCATACTTCGTCGTCTCGACCGATGTGGATTGGGTGAAGCTGGCGGCCGGCCTGTTCTCCTGGTCCGCGGAGTTGGTGCCGGTGCCGGCGATGCAGCTACCCACGTTCGAGGTGTCGTGTTGGGGTGCTGACCGGGTGTTTGACGCCCCGGACCCGTTCCCGGATTCGTGGGTCGGGTTCCCCGGTTCCGCCATCTCGAGGACCATCGAGAAGCCGTCCCAGGGAACCGCCGCGTTGGTGGGGGGAGGAACGGTCGATGTGTTCTGGCACCCGTCCGACTTCTATGACGTCTCCGTCTCCTACGCGATTGAAGCGGAGGACGTCTACGAAGCCGCCGCCCAACTGACCGTGGAAGGATCGGTCGTCACCGGCCGACAGGCATCGAGAACGACGCTGGGTTGGGTGGTGTCGAACGGGATTGTCCGGGTCCGGCCGTCGCTGACCGAGGTCAACCATTTCGTTGTCGGGATCGCCGACAGCACCGGAGCCACCTATCAGGAGTACCAGTACCGGCTTGGTTACTACGACACGGAGCCGTTTGAGTACGGCTACGACGGCACCACCCGACACGCCCCCGTCGGGGTCGTCGTCCTCCGCAACTCACCGGAGGCGGTGATCGTACGGGTCGTCTACGCGGACACGTCGGCCAGCCAGTTCGACGCCGGCGGTTCGGAGGACGCGTCGGCTGCGACCCTCGACATCACGTTGAGACGCGGGCAGACGTACGCCGAGTTCGACTGGACCCTCGACAACGGGTCAAGCACGGTGGAGATGGGGGTGTGGCGCTCCGTCGCCGACCCGGCCGTCCTAGTTACCGACATGGGCGGGATAGAGGACACCACCGCCGTCGGCGGGATCAAGTGGCAGATCTTCTCGCCCCTCGAATGCAGCCTGGACGGCCCCAACGGCGGGCTACGAGTCAACGCCGGCGTCACCCCGGGCGACAAGTTCTCGTTCGGGATCGGCAACGACCGCGACATCCTCGGCGGCGGCGAACCGATGGTCGAATACTATTTCGCCGCCCAGGAACACCACCAGCAGATCGCATCCCGGTGAGCATCGAACTCGAACATCTCGAGGCCGGCCGCTTCACCATCGACCTGCTACCCGACACCCCGCAGGACATCCGGGACGCATTGGACCCGAGAGTGTCGAGAGGCGGGCACGCGTTCGCGTTGACGGTCGTCACCCCCCAACACGTCCCCGTAGGGGCGATCTCCGACGCTGACATGCTGAGTCGGGCGATGTACGCCGGGGTCACCTACGGGCTGGGCCAGGACCGGCAGTCGGTGTTCGGGTACGGGCTACTCAAACTCCTCGGGGATGACGACGGGGGGGTGTTGTGGGCCGACGCGAACTTCACCGACACCGGCCTCACCGTCAACACCGCGCTGGACGCGTACGTGTTCGACGGGTCCGGGGCGATCGACCGTGGCAACGGATTGACCCAAGGCACCACACCCGCCGACGCGACCACCTTCTCGATGCGGTTCCGGGCCGGGCAGACCCCCCGCCAGAACCTCGCCTGGCTGTGCGCCCGCGGTCCGGGCGGGCCGTACGAACACCGGGTCAACCCTGACTGTTCGGTCGACGTGGAGACAGCCGCCAACCTGTTCCGCTCCGGTCAAGTCCTGCTGGTCGACGAGGGGGGCCCCGACCCTTCCATCGACGGTTTGACGGCGGGCCTGTCGTTGGACGGCATCGACGTCGAGAACTTCGTGTCCGAACAGTATGTGGACTGGGACGGCGACGGCGCATCGATGGGGTCCGCGACGAACACGGTCCCGGCGGGGTGGGACGCCCCCGACGGCGACCCGATCCAATGGCGCGGCTACCAGAGAGGAACGCCGAAGACGAAGCTGCGGGACCCCGACGACGTGGACAAGACGTTCGCCTACATCAACGCCAACCAGGCCGCCGCCTCCGTCCAAGCGGCACGGATGGCGAACCAGAAAGCCTCGCACCGGTTGAACGTCACCGCCGAGATCGACGTACACCATCCGATGCGGTTCATCGTCCCCGGCGATTGGGCCTACGTCGAAGACCGTCAGCTAGGTGTGTACGACACCACCAACCAGACCCGGTTCCGGGGCCAGACCCGGTTCCCGCAGCTACTCCGCGCGGTCAGCATGGAAGTGCCGTGCCGGCCCGAGTATGGGTATTACCTGCGCCTGTCGGACGGGTCGCTGATCGACTTCACCCGCTATGTCGCCCCGGAGGACAACGGCTGCGTTATCCAACTCGGCACCCGCGGGCGGTTCACCCGCCGGAAGGCACGCAAGCGGCACGTCACCCGCCACAAGAACCGGCAGCGGGCCCGCCTCCAGGTCTACCTGAACCGCACCCACTGATCCCGTAACACACACCGACCGTCTAGTACCATCCCCAACCATGGAGTTTGACCAATGAGCGTTTACGTCAAAGACCTGCTTGAGCGGGTCGTCCGCACGTTCCTCGCTGTGTTCCTCGGAGTGGCGCTCGCCGCCGCCCCCGACGGCGGGGTCACCCTCGAAATCGCCCAGCAGGCCGCACTGGCCGGCGTCGCCGCGGTCATGACGCTGATCCTCGGCATCCTGACCAAGCCGGTCGGGAACGCCGACACCGCCTCCGTCATCAAGTGACCGACGAGGTCCGTTACCGTGACGCGGTGACCGGCGAGTACGTCACCGAGGAATACGCCCGCGAGCACCCGGATACGACCGTCGCCGAGACCGAACCGGACGACGAGGGCGACGACTGATGGCGTTCGTCCGGGTAGCCGGCGCGGCCCAGTCGATCCTCACCCAAGCCTCCCGGGCCTGGCCTAACCGCTCCACCGCATCGGACGGGACACTGGGCGACGCTTCCCATTCGTCCAGGGACAGCGACCACAACCCGGACGGCAACGGGATCGTCCACGCCGCCGACCTCACCCATGACCCGGCGAACGGCGTCGACGCTCACGCCTGGGCCGAAGCGGTCCGGCGTCGGGTGAAGGCCGGGCAGGAACGGCGGGTCACCTATCAGATCTCGAACCGCAGGATCTACTCCCAGAACTCGGGGTGGAACTGGGTCCCGTACGACGGCTCCAACCCGCACGAACATCACGTCCATACATCCGTGACCGACGGTGCTTTGCAGGACAGCACAGCCCCTTGGTTCCTACCAGCAGGAGGGCTCTCTGTGGCCGACATCGGTGACCTACTCGACGCGATCCGCAACCAGGGCGAGATGACCCGGGAAGCGATCCGCAACCAGGGGGAACGGACCCGCGACGCGATCACCGTCTCGTCTCAGGCGCAGACGGCGGACATCCGTCGGGCGGTGTGGCGCGGGTTCGGGAAGACCTCCAAGGAGATTGACGAGCTGGAGAAGGCGGTCCTGGCCGAGGAGCCGGAGACTCCCTAGCTGATGGTGTTGGCGGGCACGTTCTCCGACACGCTCATACAGGTCACGGCCACCGTTTCGGCGGGGGTTCTGATCGCGTGCTTGATCGCGGCGGTCAGGTTCACGATGCATGTCCGCGACTCGATCAACAAGCAGGACGCGCAGCTGAGAGACATCGGCAAGGCCGTGAACCATGTCCCCCCCGGTGAGCCGCGCCTGTATGACTTGGTCGTGGAGGGGGTAGAACGGGGGGTGGAGACGGCAAACCAGTCTCACGAACTGGCCTCCACCATGCATCGAATGCGCGGCACGGTAGAAGAACACTTGGACGACGACCGCCGCCGTTTCGCCAAACAGGACCAGGTGTTGGACGAGGTGCGGGGGGTGGTGATCGACCTGCGGGACAAGGTCGAGGATCAGTCCACCGCTCTGGAACGATTGGAGACACAGGTCGACGGCCTGACGACGACCGTCGACGGCCTGATTTCGGAGTGACCACCTAGAGCGCGTCGGGTGCTACTGTCCGTCCAACTCAACATGGGAAGGCGCGGGCGCGCATGAGAAGGATTCTGCTAGTTCTTGGACTCTTGGTGGCTGCGGTCGCGGTGACCACCGGTTTCACCGGAGCCGACACCCCCGGGGACTGTGTCCCCACCGCCGATCACTTCCAGCGGTACAGCTGGACGGGCGGCCCGATCCCCGACGACCCGGCCCCATCCTTCCCGGATGCGAACTGGCAGCCGAACGTGGAGGGCGACCCCCACGGCATCGGCCACGCTGGTGCATACTTCGTCAGTCACGGGGCCAGCGGTGGGGGCGACTGGTTCTACCTCGAGCTCATCGAGGGCACGGACTGCCCGGTCCCCACCACGGCACCACCCACCACGGTTCCGCCGACGACGCAGACGCCGCCCACCTCGAGCATCCCCGACGACACCCCGACCGGGTCGATCGACGTCGACAAGACGGTCCACGGCGACCCGGACTGTGAGGCCGACGAGCCCTGCTTCGTGGTCGTCATCGACTGCACCGACCAGGTCGACCGGCAGCAGGTCTATGACCGCTCCGGCCACCTGATCGACGGGCCGAGCACCTTCCACGACATCCCCTCCGGGGACGTGTGCGTCGTCACCGAGACCGTGACCGGTGGGGCCGACTCGGTCACCTACGATCCGGGCCAGACGGTCACCATCACCCCGGAGGACCCGGACAGCGACGTGGACCAGCGGGTGCACGTGATGGTCACCAACTGGTTTGACCCCGAGTGCGAGGTCGACTGCGAGCCGACGACGACTGTGCCGCCGACCACGGAACCGCCTCCCACGACGATCCCGCCGCCGACGACCGACACGACCGTACCGCCCCCGGTCTGCACCGTCCCCGGTGACTGCGTGCCGCCGCCGTGCTACGACCCGTACTGCCCGCCGGACACCACCGTCCCGCCGCCTCCGACGGTTCCCCCTTCGACGGTCCCGACGTGCGACGACGACCCGGACCAGGACGGATGCGACGTCCTCCCCCGCACCGGCGGGAACCCGTGGGGCAACACCCGAAACGGGGCGCTGCTCATCGCCGGCGGTGCCGCCCTCCTGGCCGTGTCCCGTAAGCGGGCAGCGTGAGACGAGCCCTGATCGCCGTCGTCATCGCCTGCCTCGTCCTGGGCGTTCTCACCCCCGCATCGGCGGAGGACCCACCGCCCCCGGAGTCGGCCGAGCTCACTCCGATGGGGTCCGGGGCGGTCTGCACCGCGATCCGGGGTAGGCCGTACCAGGAGGTGTTCAACAACGTGACCTGGGTGTCGTCGTCCTTCTCGGTCAACTGCCAGCCGACCGCCGGGTACTGGACGATCACCGAAGTCAACGCCGACCTACTCCACCGGCAAGGGACGGGGGACGGGGCGTGGGGCCCGTACTCCAACACCCACGCGCTGAAGTCGATCGACCGGGCCGGGACGATCAGCTACTACCCGTCGCGGGACCGCTGCAACACGGGCGGGGCGATGCGCCTCTACCAGCAGAAGGTCGACGTCGAGGTCGCCTACCACCGCGAACCGGGCGGCCAGACGTACCGGTACACCCACACCTACCTAGCCACCGCCACCAGCAAACGGCCGTGCGGGGCGCACGAACCTTGATCCTCCTGCTCATCCCGGTCGTGGCTGCGGTCGCGGTAGCGGTGGTGTGCTGGATGAACCCCGTGCCACCTCGTTCGGAGTAGGGTGAGGAACGCCCACCGCATAGCGGTGGGCGTTTCTTGTTCCCCTACCAAGGAAACCACCCGTGAAGCTAGCGCTAGCGGCTGTCGCGTCGCTGCTGATTCTTGTTGCAATCCCGTTCCAATCCGCCGAAGCGGAGAACCCGCCCCGGTTCGTGTTCGGGGGCGCGGAGGTCACCCGATGGTGGAACGACAGCCACGACCCGAACATCACCCTGACGACTGGCCGGCAGGCCGCGCATTACCTGAACGGGCTCGTCGTCGCCTACCTGCGGGCCATGGACCGGGCCCAGCACAACGACCTTGTATGGCATTGGACCGGTGTGGCCGAATGCGAATCGGGTGGTAACTGGGCGATCAACACCGGCAACGGCTACTACGGGGGCGTCCAGTTCTCCCTCGAGACGTGGCGTTCGGTGGGCGGTTCGGGTTACCCGCATCAGAACTCAGCTGGCGAGCAGGCGTACCGGGCCGACCTGTTGCGGCAGCGGTCGGGGCTGGGTCAGTGGCCGGTGTGCGGGTCTAGGTACAGGTAGACCATGACGTAGGGGTGTGCTACGGTGTGGGTCTATGGAACGATGCGACGAGGACCCCGAGGTCTGCCCGCGGTGCGGGCTGGTGTGGGAGGAACGGTGTGGCGGCATGATCCGGGAGGGTGTCTGCACCCTGCCGTTCGGCCACGACGGACCGTGCGGTCTGGCCGATGAGTGACAGCCTGTGGCGTTACGACCCGGACTGGTTGGAGTACCTGGACGACAAGCGGGCTCGCGAGGCCGGCAGTCGTCTACTCATCCCCGTGCCGATCCCCCGCGACCTGCCGGTGTCCGGTACGCACGCCCCGTCCCGTGACCGCTCCGACCCGTACCCGTCCCGACGGGGGATGCTGCTCGACGACCCGGCGAGGGACTGGACATGACCCAGCTTCACGAGTTGGCTAAGCCGTTCCCGCAGCGGGTCATCAAGACCAACCCCTCCGGTGGCGGGGTGTACGTCGGCCATCATCTGTACGCCCAGCGGCTGCTCATGCATCTCGGCGCGTACAGCTTCGAGCGGGTGGAGGTCCTACGGGGCTTCGTGCCGGAGAAGGCACCGAACCCCAACGGATCATCGAAACGGGCCAAGGAGGGCGTCCCAGCGCTGTCTGACGCCATCGTGGGGGTGATCTGCCGACTGACGGTGACGGTGGACGGGGAACGCATGGTGATCGAGGACGTCGGGGACTGCGAAGACCCCCACAACTGGCCGCACGACGGGGCCCGCCTAAAAGATGCCATGTCGGATGCGCTCAAGCGGTGCTGCGCCCGTATCGGTTTGGGCACCCATCTGTACGCGAAGGAACCGGAGGACTACGTCCTCGCCCGCGTCCTCTCCGACCGGGAGAAGGAAGCCGACCAGGAGCCGGCGAAGGTGAAGGCACCCCGCCCAACCAAGGACACCGCCGACCCGACCCTGCTGGACGAGGGACGACCTTTCACGGAGGACGAATGAACGACGAACTGTCAGCGTGGGAACGGTCCCGAGAGGCGACCCGACGGATCATGGCCGAGCTCGGCCGCGACGAGAAGGGCTACAAGATCGCGGGGGAGGGAACCGCCGACACAAAGGCCGACCCTCCCCCGCTTCCTCCGGTGAAGCCATGACCGACGTCGTGGCCGTTCAGGGTGCCGCCGAGGTGACCGGCCTGACCGAAGCCCAGATCCGTCACGCCGTGGCGAACGGCAAGATGATCCCCGAGGCTGTCGTGGCCGGCCATGCTCTGTGGCGGGTGAAGACGTTGGAGCGTTGGGCGAAGTCCAGCAAGCGCACCTTCCCGATCTCCAAACCTCTGGAGGTGGTCGGCCTCGGTGGTCTGGCCGAACGTTTCGGGGTCAGCGCGGCGGCGATCAGGAAGTGGCGCTACGAGGGCACGCTGCCCGAACCGGACCACCAGCCGTCCTCGCTGCTGTTGTGGGACGAGTCCACGGTGAGGAAGATGACCCCGACGTGTCCGGCCGGGAACCATCTGGTCGAGGTGACCGAGGTGCGTCACAAACCGGGCTCTCGGTCTGAGGTGCGCTGCCAGTGCGGGGCCTGGACCGAGATGCGGCCCCCCGGCAAGCCGCGGAAGCGGGGCGGATGATAATGGAGACGACACCGCATGATCGGCCCATCCACCCCGACCAGCCCCGAGCCAGCCGACGGACGGACGGGTTCAACGGCTACATCGGCTGCCCATGGCGTCACTGCCCCCACGCTTCGACCTGCTCCGCTTCCGGCACCTGCGAGGACGACGATGACTGAATGGGAAGGACTGACGCCGCCGTACTCGACGGTCGTGATCGATCCTCCGTGGCCGTACCAGCGGACCTCCCCTCCAGCCCCCAGGTTTGTTAATGCCGCCGGTCGGCTGGCTAGTAGTGGCATCCATGCCGTACCGGACGAACTCTCGTCGAAGTATTCGTCGTTGACATTGGAGGACATCAAAGCCCTGCCTCTGTCGGATCTGGCTGGCGACACGCGGTTGTTTATGTGGACGACCAGCTATTATCTGCGCGAGTCATGGGGGGTTGTGGAGGCGTGGGGGTTCACCCCGGCCAGCCGCATCCTGATTTGGTGCAAGGCCCCACGGGGCACGGCTCAGATCACGACGGAGTACGTGATCGTCGGGAAACGGGGTCGGCCACCGGCCCTTCCGTGGATGCCGTCTAACTGGTATCAGTGGCCGCTCCAGCCTGTTCACTCGCAGAAGCCTGACGCGTTTATGGATCTCGTCGAGTCCTGGTGTCCGGGCCCGTATGTGGAGCTGTTCTGCCGTCGGCCCCGCTTCGGTTGGGATTCGTGGGGCCACGGCTACGAGATCGGGGACTCTGCTAGTCTCTGAGAACTTGAAGGCCCCGGCGTGCTCACACACCCGGGGCCGTGACCAGCACCCGCTGAGGAGGCGCTGATATGGAAGACGCTACACGATGAGCGCCGAAGCGATGGGCTGGGTGTACAAGTACTCGCCCTACTCCGGTGCGGCGTTCTCGGTCCACCTCGCGATCGCCGACTCGGCCAACGACCAGAACCACATGGAGCTCTGGATGGCGCTCGGCAAGCTCGGCCGCAAAGCGCGGGTCGGACGTCAGGCGTGCTCCGGGGTCATCCAGCAGATGGTCACCGACGGGATGCTCGAGGTCGTCGAACGGTCCGCCGGCGGCAGGCACCGACCCTCCCGCTACCGGTTCCTCATGCCCCCCGGAACGGCCCTGTTCTTCGACTACACCTACCGTGAAGGGGTGCCCACAGAAACTGTCGTCTCTGGCGACAGTAGCCCCAAACAAACTGTCGCCTCAGCATCCGAAACTGTCGTCTCTGGCGCAGAAACTGTCGCCCACGGCGACACGCGTAGAACCCAAGGGAACCCAAAGAACCTTCCGGTTCTGCGGATTTGTTGCGGCCAGGACTTCACTTCGCTGGACGCCTACCAAGACCACCTCGAGATCTGCCCCGGTGCCGAACCGTCTGACACTCCGAAGCTGCGGGCGTTGTGAGCCTGATCCGCGGTGACGCCCTCACCATCCCCCTCGCCGACAAACCTGCTGCTGTGGTGCCTGGTCAGATGGCGCTCCTATGAGGGCCGTGTCGAAGAAACGAGCTCGGGAGAACCGGGAACGCCGTCGGGTGATCCTCGACCACTTCGGCCGCTTCCCCCGCTGCGCCGGCTGCCAGCCGTTGCGCGAGCTCGGCATCGTGACGGGCTGCAACGGCCAGGCGGACGACGCCCACGAGATCCTTTCCCGGGCCCGCGGGGGGAGCATCACCGACCCGGCGAACATCCTGCCGCTCTCTCGCGAGTGTCATTCGTTCGTGACGCAGAACCCTGCGATCGCGGAGCGGGCTGGCCTGTCCCGCAGCGCAGGACCCCGGAGCATCCCGTGAAGGACCGAGGCGATGGCGTCATGGTGGTGTCGTACCTCGAGGCTCTCGCTGCAATGCCTCCTCTGCCGGTCAGGCCGGTCATTCCATCTGACCCGCGGTTTGTCCTAGGACGCAACATCAAGTGGGGAGCGGACGACGAGTGCTGGCCGTGGACCGGGGCGTTGGATACGAACGGCTACGGCTACACAACGATCAACGGGGACGCCGGTTCGGCCCACCGTCTCGTATACCGATGGCTGGTTGGCCCCATCCCAGAGGGCCTAGAGCTCGACCACACCTGCCACAACGACACAGATTGCCAGGGGATGCCGGGCTGTCTTCATAGGCGCTGCGTCAATCCAGCACATCTTGAACCTGTGACTCATCGGGAGAACGTCATACGGTCGCATCTCACCCTCGCCGGCAAGGCCGTCCGTGCAAGGGCTGTGGATAACCCTGTGCATAAGGTCTAGGTTCCCTGTGGATAAAGGCGTAGGATGCACGTATGGGCGTGACCCTGGTACCGGATCGGGTCCTCGAGACGAGGATCGGCCTCGCCGACACCGACGACTTCGTGGATCTGTGGCGCACGGCCTGGCGGCTCCGCGGCGAGCTGGT